GTGTTTGTAGACCCAGTTAGAAGTTTTATCGTGAATAGCGATACAGAAATTGTTGGTGACCTTCAAATTGATGGTAAGATTGATTTAGGTAACCAAGTCGCTGTGGACCTCGGTGGTGTGGATGCCACTACAGCACTTGAGGTCGGTGGTGGATTTATTTCCAACTCGAATGAAGTTGCCTGTAAACGATACTCAAAAACATTCACACGAACAAACCAACAAAGTCAGGATATACAGTTACGATTCAATAATAATTCCTTTTATGCCAAAATTGTCGCCATCTTGAGATCTGATTTTAATGTGAATGATATGAGTACTTTAGTCATAGAAGTTCAAGGTGGTACACGTGATGGAGCGACCCCATCTGAAAACATAACGATGGGTAATAAAAGTCTTTTCGGTGGTGGTAACTTACACCCATGGAATCCCACAGTAACTACAGGTAAAAATGGTATTCTTTTCGCCCCGGAAGTGACATCGGGACGTACATATTATTATGACCTTTTTGTCGAAGTCATAACATCCGTGGGTGGTAAGTTGGTAGAAGTTCGAACAAATAACCCAGCTGTTGATAATTTCTCCGCAACACAATTGGTAACGTTTACTCATTAAATTTACTACGAGGGAGTACCCCGCGGTAGATTCAACATTTATGCCCTGATGGAATCAGAGATGGCTAGTGCGACTACGCCAACAATGAAAGCCATGATGACGTAATTCATTTCAGTTTCTTCACGACCGACCTGAGACTTTGCAGGTTCGGCCTTGGCCTCGGCGACAACTTCTTGCTGTCGAACGGGAGGCTCGAGCTCCTCAAGCGGACAATACGCTATCATTTATATATATTTAGAGATTAATTTCGGTCTTCTTCTTTCGACGAGTTCTTTTGGGTTTGGCTCCACCAACATTAACTTCTTTGACTTCACCACCTGTAGAATCTCCTGATACGGAAATGATATCGGAGAGATCATCCTCCTCTTCCATGATGGGATCAATCGAATTTGATTGTCCCATTGTGGTGTTCATAGGTGGTGGTGGGGGCATCATGATATTACCCATCAAATTCGAAATGTCCATACCCGGTCCCTGCATTTCGTATTGTCCCGTACCTCCTACAGGTGCGTCCACAGAGGGACCTCCCGGTGCGCGTGTGGTATTCTGTACAGCCGACATCATATTCTTAACAAGATCTGGGTTCTGCTTGATGACATCATTCATGTTTGGCATTACCGACTTGAACATACTATTGGTCAAATGGAACATCATCGCAGAGCCACCGAGCATCATGATAAGCTTGACCTCTGGTGCAACGTTAACCTTCGAGCGGTACTTCACATACAGTTCTTCAAAGACTCCATCATAGTCGTCAACATTCTCCATCACAGACTCAGACCAACCCTCGAGTTGAACCTCAAAGGGGTTGTATCTCTTATTAAGAAACTCAAGCCCTGTTACACATGCGATGAGCATACGCCTCGAAAACCTAACAGATTGTTCTACATCTATGCTATACGTGATACGCTTAACCTCTGATCTGAGTTCATCAACCCCCGAGTATGCATTCAGTCGTTTGTTCACAGCGAACCCCTTCTTTTCTAACCGTCCAAGTTTATTAACAAGATCCGCCTTTTCCTCGTCAATCGATGTATACCCCTTGGAAGGTTGTTCCGCCTGTTCACCCGGCCCTGGCCCCATGGGTTCGTCATCGAACATCATCGGTTCATCTTCCCCGTAATCAATCTCTTCATCTTCCCTATTCTGAACTGGAACACTCTGTTTGTTGGGATTTACAAAAGCATCCATCGCTTCTTGGTGTTGAGCAGTTCCAGGTCTTTGCATTGGTCGTGTGGTGGGTCTGGGTACTGGATTCGATCGAGGAGCGGAAATTTGAATCTCATCCATGAGTGCCTGCTCATCAGCATCTAATTTCATCACATTCGTTTGACCCCTGTCGAGTACGATTTCTTCGTCCATCTACTCTCTATGTAGAAACTAAGAAAATGTCTTTAACGCACTTCAAAAATTATATATGTCTATTATAAATGTTCAAACTCAATCTCAATCGCGCCGATCGTAACGCTCTCGTGGCGATGACCGTGTTGATAATTCTCATCACCATTCTTGGTTTCATGAATGTACGAAGCTCTAAGTACCAACCCAGGCCAATTACTATTACACCCGTCAGTGAGGAGTCTCTTTTTGACCTCAAGTCTGATGTTGAGTGTGTTGCTGGTGGGGGCAAAAAGGATAGCCCTTACTCGGTTGGTCTCACCCCAGGTGGTCTCTGTGGTGCACAGGAATTAGTCGGTGCCCACGCTGGTTATGAGATCGCGGACGGAATCGGTGGATCTTTAATCTAAGCTAATAATAAATGGCCCTGATTACATCGCCAACGGAAATGATTCCAGATCTTAATTATGAATATCACACCATCACTATTGATAGTGTGGGTCAGGATAATGCAAATACTTTTACTTGTCATCTTCAACAGCCATTGAAGAATGTGGTTCAGGCCAGACTTGTCGGTGCGCGTATCAATACGACTACGGCGACCGAACATTGTTACATATCTATAAATGAACTTGACTCCATTTTCTCCGACAGGGCCTCCAATGTTCTCACAGGTCAATCATCCTTGAGCATTCTTAGAAACTCATTCGCTAGTCTCGTCACTGCCGATGATACAGGTATAATAAGTTTTAAAGATGACTACCCCGTTGCAACACAATACGTAAACCCAATTCGATCGATCGATAGATTTACTGTAAATATACGGGATCAGGACGCAAATCTTGTGACTCCCCCAAACCCCGCCGAAAATAACTTTTTGGTCATTCGTTTCGTTTGTAGAAAACCCAACCTGTAATTTTTCTCCCCTTAAATTAGTATTACCATGTCTGCCGGTGTTGTTCAATTGATTGCCATAGGAGCCCAGGATAAATTTATCGTGGGTGATCCTCAAATATCTTTCTTCAGTTCAACATTCAAACGCCATGCTAATTTTTCACAATCCGTTGAAAAACAAACAATCCACGGAGCGGTGAAAAACAATTCTATGTCCAGTGTTCAGTTCGAGAGATCGGGTGATCTTCTCAATTATGTATATTTTACGATGGATAACAATACAGAGGCTCTTGATACCCAAAGATGGGATAACATTGTCGAGAAGGTTGAACTTTTGATTGGTGGTTCTGTTATAGACACTCAAGATGCTGTGTTCACCGAGAATATTGCCGTCGATACGTTCGCCCAAAACGTTTCTAAGAGTGCACAAGGTACCCACCCAGGTATTTCTGCTCGTTCGTTTTTTTACCCTCTAAGGTTCTTTTTTTGTGAGACGCCACAGTCTTCGTTGCCGCTCGTAGCCTTAAACTATCATAACGTGGAGCTTCGCATCTATTGGGGTTCTGCCGCTACTAATAAAAATATTGAAGCTTTCGCAAATTATATTTATTTAGATAACGAAGAACGTAGTCAGGTCATTTCACGTAAACATGATATGCTGATAACACAAGTTCAGAAGAACGTCGCTTCCGGGACGACCATTCAAGAACTTACGTTTAATCATCCGGTGAAGTACATAGCCTCGTCCAATACAACAACCGATAGCGCACTCACTTCGGCAACAAACAGAGTGAAACTAAATATAAATGGTATCGATTTAAGCAATTATAGATGGGGTAAACCTCATTTCATTGATGTGATGCATTATTATCACACAAACTTTGTGGCATCCCCAGATTTCTTCTTGTATCCATTTTGCTTATCTACAAGTTCACACCAGCCGACTGGTACACTGAATTTCAGTCGTATCACTTCAGCAAAGATTATGAGCGAATCTGTGGATATCCTCGACCCTATATACGCAATAAACTACAACATATTACGAGTTGAAAATGGAATGGCAGCATTACTTTACGCAAATTAAAAATGCCATTGTATATTAAATGGTCAAGAACTTGCCGACGGTGGAACGGTCCACCAAAATCAGGTTCGGTAAAAATTGCACCAATGACCAGGCAGAAAACACAGTCGTGTTCAATGCGAGTAACGTTGAAATCGATGCTGCATTTGAAAATTCTATCTACATGACACCCCTGCGTTTAAGAACAGATCTTTCAGATAGAAATATAACTGTATTGGCGTATAATCGAGTGACTAAGGAAATTATGGACTCCGATGCCATCGCGGAGGATATTCTTAATTTCACTCTCGAGGCAGCTGTACAGAACGGAAACGTGACATCAAATACAGTTTCATTTAATAATACCGCGACAGGTTTTACAACCTTTTCAAATGTGGGTATTGCAAACGCTGCACCGGTGGATACTCTTTCAGTGGGTTCAAAAGTTTTTGTAAATCAATCTGCGACTGATACACTTCGAGTTCTGGGAAACACATACATTCAAAACAGTTTGGTGGTCGATGGAGATGCGACATTTAATGGTCTCGTCACAACTTTACATTCCAATAACACGACCATAACCGACGCTCTCATAGAACTTGGAAAGGATAATACTGGAAGTGATTCAACTTTAGATCTTGGTCTTCTTTTAAATCGCCCCGGTTCAAATGTGGGGATTGGGTTTCGGGAAAATTCAAAAGAATTTGCTATCGGGTACACAACTTCGAGTGCGTCGGGTCATACCATTACCCCTCTCACGAGTGAAGATATAAACGTACATGTGTACGGTCAATTATTTACACAATCAAACGTGGGTATCATAAATACATCCCCCATACACACTTTAGACGTGGGTTCGAATCTTTTCGTGGACGAATTCGGTTCAAATATTTTGAATGTTATTGGAAATACAGATATTTCTGGGGTTTTGAGTATCGGTGGAAACACTTTAATTGATAGCAAGATAGGTGTTAAAACCGACTCACCAGATGCCGAATTACACGTCGTGGGAAACGCGTACGTGAGTTCCAACCTTACCATCGATACAAATACATTACACGTTGATGCAGTCACAAATCGTGTCGGTATTAACCAATTGTATCCCACCAAGGATTTGGATGTCAACGGAACTATAGCCGCCACTCGACGTGTTGATAATTCTGGGTATGATCGTTTACTCATAGGTACAGATACAGGTACAACTCTTCATTCAAGTTCAAATGCGCATCTCATTTCTTTGGGGTACAGAGCTGGGTATGATCGTCAACAATCCAATTCTGTAGCGATTGGTTATCAAGCGGGTAGCGTTACACAAGCAGAATCTTCCATAGCCATAGGTGAAAAATCTGGTGAAACTGGGCAAGGTGCGAGTTCTATAGCCATCGGTGATAAAGCAGCTTTTCAAAATCAAGCTGCGTATTCCATCGCTATCGGTGAAAATGCCGGTGGTCAGGATCAATTGGGTAATTCGATCGCTATAGGTAAAGATGCTGGCAGTCAAAATCAGGGTCAAAAATCCATAGCTATAGGTGATGGCGCGGGTAAGTTTAATCAAGGTGAGGGTGCTATAGCTATAGGGTATTACGCGGGGTACCCAACGGGTCAAGCTGCGGGATCTGTTATCATCAACGGTGGTACAGATGGTGGGGGTTTCAATAATACCACCACACAAAACGCACTTTTCGTAAACCCTGTGAGAAATGTGAACAACTCAAACCTTCTCATGTACAACGCAGTTTCAAAGGAATTTACATACGGTAACACGATACATAATAATGTTCACGTTTCAAATAATTTCACTGTGGATACAGATACTTTATTTGTTGATTCAGTGAACGACTCGGTTGGAGTCGGGACGGCGACACCCGATGCTAATCTCCATGTAGTTGGTAATACATACATAACTTCAAATCTCACCGTCGACAACAATACTTTACATGTAGATACAGTAAAACATTTTGTGGGTATTGAAACGAATTTCCCCGACGCAACGTTACAAGTTATGGGAAATACATATATTTCTGAAGATCTCACCGTCGATACAGATACTTTCCATGTCGACTCTGCGACTAATTCGGTAGGTGTTGAGACGAAAACACCACAAGCCAATCTTCACGTCGTAGGTAATACATACGTGAGTGCCAATTTAACCGTTGATACGAATACATTCCATGTAGACTCCACAAAACACTCGATTGGTATTGAAACTAAAACACCCCAAGCTAATCTTCATGTGTCAGGTAATACGTACATATCAAATGACCTCACGGTAGGTACAAACTTTGTAGTCGATACAGATACACTTTATGTTGATTCCGGAACAAATTCGGTGGGTATTGAAACAAATTCACCTGATGCGAATCTTCATGTGGTTGGTAACGTCTACGTGTCCTCCAATTTAACTGTGGATACAGACACTTTACATGTGGACACGACGACACATAGTGTCGGAGTCGAGACCAAATTCCCTGATGCTAATCTTCACGTTTCCGGTAATGCTTATGTATCGTCCACCGATACCTCCACTTCTAAAACAACTGGTGCGCTCATTATTGCTGGTGGTTTAGGTATCACGGGTAATATTCACGGAAACCACGCCAATTTAGAAGATGTAGAGGCTGATAGTATTACTGTCACGGATACCACAGCGACTTCGTCTAAAACAACTGGTGCTCTCAAGGTTTCTGGTGGTTTAGGTGTCGTAGGTAATATTCATGCGACACATGTTAATTTTGAAGATGTAGAAGCAGATAGTGTAAATGTGACAGATTCAACTGTATCTTCTTCTAAAACAACCGGTGCTCTCAAAGTCACCGGTGGTGTAGGTATAACTGGTGCGTTATTTGGTTCTACGGCTGAGCTAGACGGTATTACTAAGGTAACTAACAGTACAGCATCTTCGAGTAAAACCACCGGTGCCCTCATAGTCACAGGTGGTCTAGGTATAACTGGAACTATACATGGAAGTGCGGTGAATTTTGAAGGTGTTGAAGCCGACAGTCTTCATGTAACCAATACAACTTCTACAACTTCTAAGACCACTGGCGCTGCGCGTCTAGCTGGTGGTTTAGGTGTTGCTGGTAATATTCACGCGACACATGTCAATTTTGAAGATGTAGTGGCTGATAGTCTAACTATCGAAGATACAACCTTATCAACATCCAAAACCACCGGATCGGTAATCGTGGCGGGTGGTATAGGTGTCACAGATAATGTATACGCATCTAGATTTGTGGGTGATGGCGGACTCCTTTCAAATATCGCAACAAATTTACAATCCATTTCGGAAAATGGAAATACAACTTCTAATACTATTCAATTTACTGGCACGGATACGAGTTTCATTTCAAGTGGAAAGATCGGTGTAAAAACAGCTACACCTGCAGCCGATTTAGAAGTCACAGGAAATGCACACATCTCTTCAGATGTGACTCTCGGTAGTAATATTTCCATCGCTGGTCTTACGACGAATAAATTCCCCATAGTCGGTACAAATGATTTCTTAGAAGATTCAATCATAAGTAAATCGAGTGACAATATTGTAATCGCGGGTGGTTTACAGGTAACCGGTGATATCATTCAAAATGGTAATGTGTTTGTTGTGAACTCTAATAATACCGTCATCCAAGACCGTATTCTGACCCTCGCGAATAATAACACACAAACTGCCCTCGATGTGGGAATACTCATGGAGTATCCCGGACATAATATCGCTATAGCTCATCATGGTAATGAAACACCCGAACGTCTTTCCATCGGGTATACACAAAATAGTTTTGTAGATACAGCTATTAACCCCGATAGTAATAACGTAACCCTAGATGTTTTGGGTAACCTCCAAGTTCAAAATAATTTTACAGTAGATACGAGTACTTTCCATGTAGATTCAGTGACAAATCGCGTGGGTGTACTTACGGCAGCTCCCGCGTATACACTAGATGTTCATGGTAACTCGAATGTAGCTGTCGCCCGTTCCAAATCTTCGGTGGTGACGGATGCTACCGCCTCTACAACTAAAACAACTGGCGCCGTTACAGTGATAGGTGGTATAGGTGTGGGTGGTGACATTCACGCGTCAGATGTCAATTTTGAGAATGCGACACTTGATAGCGCAATCATTCAAAACACTACAGCTGCGACTGATAAGACTTCAGGTGCTCTTCAAGTTGCGGGTGGAACGGGTATAACAGGGGCCTTATTCGGTTCCACAGCTGAATTTGATGGAATCACAAAGGTAACTAATGGCACAGCTTCTTCAGCCAAGGGGAATGGTGCCCTGATTGTTAGTGGTGGCCTAGGTGTCACGGGTGCTATATACGGAAGTACAGTGAATTTTGAGGGTGCCGAGGTAGATAACCTCACTGTTACTGATACAACCGTAGCAACTTCCAATACGAACGGTGCAGTCACTATAGCGGGTGGTCTCGGTGTCATAAAAGATATTTACGCGGCACAGTACCACGGTGACGGTAGTCAACTCACAGGACTCGTGACGACTCTCGAAGATGTGGCAAATAACGGAAATACCATGTCTAACGTCATTCAATTTAATAATAACCAAAGTATTTACGATACAAGTTTTGTGACGACTGGTAAAGCTGGTATTAAAACAGCAAATCCTACATATGATCTTCAAGTGACTGGTAATTCATACATTTCCTCAAATGTCACTGTAGATACAAATACTTTCCATGTAGATGCGGTAAACAACAAGGTTGGTGTGGGTACAACTGAGCCCGATAAAACCTTACATGTCCAAGGTGACATTAAATTCACTGGAACGTTATTTGAGGATGATGCTCCATTTGTGACTTCTCCTTGGGTCACTACAGGTACAGATATTTACTACAACGTAGGGAACGTGGGTTTCGGTACAAACGCCAACGTGGATGCCAACGTTCATGTTAATGGAAATGCGTACGTGTCTTCAAATATACACGTGGGACCAGGTGGAAATAACACATCAATCCTTGGTTACGCCGCTGTAGGATACGCGGGTGAGACGAATCACGCGTCATTCGCACACACCGATAATAATACATCTACTAACTATGCAATTAAACAAACTTCCAGTGGGCCAACACATATCAATACAAAATCTGGAGGACATATTCGTTTTAACGTAAATAATAGTGAAGAAAAGATGCGCATAACAGGCGTGGGTGATCTAAAAGTTGGTTCTAATATTCTGTACGTAGATGCATCTGAGGCGAGTGTTGGTTTGGGAACTGCGACACCCAGTTCCAACCTTCACGTGGTTGGTAACGCTTACACATCTTCGGAATTGTCCGTAGGTTCAAACGTGTATATAACTAACGGTCTGATCACAAATACAGCGGGGTACACTAAAAAAACGTACAGTCTTTCTAGAACTGTTGGTGCGGGGCACGGACTACCTTCGATCGATATAAATTTCACTTCAAACATTTTTTATGCAAAAATTACTGCACAGCTCATAGATGGGCTCGCCACTACAGAAGATATAAGCACCATGATTTTAGAAGTATCCGGTGGTAAAAGGGATGGAAGTACACCATCTAGAAACATTTCCATAGGTACTAAAAATATATTCGGAAGTGTTTTAAATCCAAATCCGTGGAGTTCTACCGTGGCGGTGGATAAGAATAAAATTACACTCGCGACGACAATAGCACTAGACGCTCAGGATGGGTACGATATTTTTATAGAGTACATGAGTCGTGCTTCTGTTGACGATGGTAGAGTGGTTTCCATAGTAGATACCGCACCATCACCCGACCTTACACATACATTCGGGTACTAAACATTTATTCCAATGATTAACCAAAATCTTATAGACGAAAAAGGTGTATAAGATTTTCTCAGGTACTATTAAATGGTAAAGACTAATATCCAAACATTCACTGGTGAAGTCGAAATTTTAAGTAACCTACATGTGGGTTCCTATTTGACAGCAAACGGTGACGCCTCAAATGTTTTGGACGTCACCGGTAATGTAGGAGCTTCATTTTTTGTAGGTGATGGTGGTTTAATTTCTAACATCGCCACGACACTCAGTGATATCGTCGATCAAGGAAATTTAGTGGCGAACGTTGTACAGTTTAACGCCCCACCTGCTGCTTATGCGGGTGTAGGTATCGTCACAGCGAGTAACGTTGGTATTCAAAATGCTAATCCACTGAATACTTTGAGTATTGCAAATAAAATCATAATCGATAAAGATGTTTCTGAGCCCTCTACGACTATGAATGTACACGGTAAAGTGTACGCGAGCCGTTTCGAGGGTGATGGTGGTCTTCTCTCAAATATTGCAACAACTCTCGAAGCTATTATTAATCAAGGAAACGTCTCCGCGAATGTTGTCAAATTTAGTTCTGCTACGGATTATGCAGGTGCTGGTATGGTTACCGATAGTAACGTCGGTATTCAAAACACAGCCCCTGTTTTTAATTTAAGTGTAGGTTCAAATGTGCACATAGATGATGAAGGCTCGAATGTATTGACTGTTCATGGTAACGTCTCCGCGAGTAATTTAAATCTGGGTGTTTTTACAGTGTCAGCTTCACATGGTTTAGATCAGGTTTGCGCGGAGAGTAACGTAGTCACACGCCCCGTGCGTTTTTCTAACGTGATTACTGCTGTTTCTGCAGTTTCTAATATTGAATCCGCGGGTACATTCATCTCTACGGATGCAGAAAGGGGTATAGATGTTGCGTCTAATATCGATATAGGTGGTCGA